AGAGAAGTGACCCATATGAGCGGACGCCAAAGCAATGGTGCGCGCGTAGAAATAGAATTAACGCCACAAGGTTCGTCTGCGCGTAATTTTGGTTTTGACGTTACGCCTGCGCGTCTTGTAACCGGCATCATCACTGAGCGTGGCGTAAGCGCTGCGCAAGAGGAGGCTTTGACAAACTTATTCCCACAATATGTCTAGAAACACAGAAAATCACGCCTGTGCAGGTCCATAATTCTTAAAGCGCTCTACAGTTTGATAAATTTCAGCGTCAGATAAAATAATTGGTTCTCCTACTAGTATTGCTTGATAATAAATCCGTGCAAGATTTTCCAACTCTAAGGCGCGCCATAAAGCGCGCTGCATATTCGGACCAGTGACAATAGCGCCATGATTGGCCAGTAAAACGCCATCTCGATTATTGAGCCCGTCAAGAACGAGTTGAGAGAGTTCGCTGGTTCCATAAGGCGCGTAGCCAACGCAACGAACGGTTGGACCGCCAAAGGCTGCAATCATATAATGAACTGCAGGAATATCTCTGTTTAAAACCGCAAGCGTCGTGGCGTAGGTTGAGTGCATATGGGTAATCGCATTGACGTCGCGACGTGTGCGCAGAATATCAAGATGAAATCGCCACTCACTTGAGGGCGAGAGGGGTCCTTCGAATGACCCGGTGTCGTTATCAAGGGGCATCAACGCGATGAGTTCGGGCTTAAGCTTATGGCTTTCAACGCCACTAGGCGTAATCAGCATCATTTCCGCATGGCGGATCGAGAGATTGCCAGTCGATCCGTGATTAAGTCCCTGCCGATCCATTTCCTGTGCGGCGGAGACAATAGCGATGCGTTTATCCTCTTCTGTGAGCGCCAATTTTGGTTCCTTTATAATTGGTGCGGGATATGGGGATCGGCTTCCACACCATACAGATTTTGTCGTGGAGAGATATTGCCCGGTAAGGCCAAAGCAGTATAGGACGTGGGTCCCCGAGAGGTTTCGGGGCCGGTAGCTCAATGGTTAGAGCCGGCCGCTCATAACGGTCTGGTTGGGGGTTCGAGTCCCTCCCGGCCCACCAATCTTTTCAAATACTTGCTAAAATATTGTCAACAGCTTGCGACAGATATGCGACACATTGATGTTCTATTTCCGTCCTATCGCAGCAACTTCATCCCGCAAATGATCCGGCGCTAGATGGCCATAATGGCGCTCAATCATGGCCTCGCTGGTTCCTAAAATCTCAGCCACTTTACGAGTGCTAACGCCCTTCTGAGTCAGCCATGATCCAGTGGTGTGACGCAGGGTATAAGCGGTAACGCTTGTATCGAGTCCAGCAAGCTCGACAGCGCGTTTTAGGGCGGTCTTAACCGACTTAACCTGCCTGCCAGAAAAGCGCACAAGAGGCCCGTGTCGGTTATCTGATCGCGCCCACAGCCTGAGTAGCCGATTAAGGTTCGGAGATATGGGAACGGGTGGCTGGCGCTTGTTGGTTTCCCTCGATCCAACCGCCTTTCGGTAGATCAAGCCCCGGTCAAGGTCTACATACCCGCTGCCTATTTGCTGGTGCCAAGAAAGGCCCAAAATCGCCCCTGGGCGGGAGCCGGTGTAAACCCCAATCATAATAAATCGCGTCAAATGGATAAACGGGCGCTTTTTGGTTTTGTGACCAGATTGTAGTTCTCGCGTCGTAAGGCAAACCCATAAGAGTCGCGCAATCTCGCTCCTAGTTAGCCACCTAACGCGCGATGGACCGGCGGGCGGTAAAACTATCCGAATTAACTCGCGGTGATGGCCTTCTTTGTGATGATGATTAATAGCTGCAGCTAGGTCTTGCAGATCACGCCGTGATCCCCCGTCATTGCCTCGCCATTCAACATATTGACGGCATAAACCGCCATTAACTTGATCTAATGTTTTGCCACCAAAGAATTGCAACAAGCGCTCTGCGCGTTCGCCAACTTTTTTAATGTTAGCTTGTCGCGGCGCTACGTCTTTTAAATAAATTGATATTACGTCTCTTAACTTGATTTCAGAAAGTGCACGTTCGCGTCTCGCCGGTTGATATTTTCTCCCGATATATTCCGCGAGCCTTCTTTCAGCATCCGCGCGATTGCTAATGCTGCATCCTGTGCTGATTGATCTTCGTCCGTCTCGTATAATCCAGAGCGGCTCCTCGCCTTCTCTGCGGGCTGGTTTGAGGTATAGCCTTGGGCCTTTACTGGTGCGCGACACAACTCTCTCCAATCCGCTATAGCTTTAGGCGTAACTACGATTCTACGTCCTAATCGCTCAACTGCAAGTTCGCCACGTTCTGCGGCGGCTTTAAGCGTAGAAGCCGTTACTAATCCGCGCAGTAGCGTTTCGGCGGCTTCCCGTAGGCTTAAAGGGGTATCTAAATCATTCATTGATACAGCCCTCTCCTTGGCAAATCTGGCAATACGCTTTTGTCTATTGCACGATGTTTTTCAACCCGATCAAACCCACGTGATTGAATTTTCTGCCCTTCCTTTTTAATTCCCAGAGACGCACGTTTCTGGCGTTTTGCTTTTGCAATCGAAGCAATATCGTCTGACGTTTTAGCCGCCGCACACGCCACATGGACTGGCCTTCTATTTTCAAGATCATTTGTCCCACCTAATGCAAGCGCCCGCATATGCTCATCTATCCAAGCCTCGCCGCTTCTAATTTCCCTAGTGCAGATTCCACATATTCCATTATGCGCCTCAAACAGCTTTAAGCGCTGTGAAGGCGTTAAATTTTTACGCGGAGTCGTGCCTACGTCAGTCATAAAAGCTCAACATCAGCCAATATTGAAAGACGAACAAGCTCAGCAAATGTTTTGCATTCAGTTCTATCCATCAATTCTTGTCGATGGTTTTCAACTGTTCTTTGACTAATACCAAGCTCATGAGCCGCTATTTTATTTGGCATTCCGTCTATGATTAATTGTAGAACCTTTTTTTGAGTGTTTGTGAGCCTGCTTATTCTTTGAAAGGCGTTTTTTTCTTCTTCAGATACAATTCTCCTAACTTCCGGGTCATCAAACAACGCGCTTACTCTCATGCTGCTAACTCCTCATCAGACAATTTAATTCCATGCTCAGCTGCAAACGCACTGATATAATCAAGCAAGCTTGTCATTTCGGCGCGTGACATTGAGCTTGTGCGGAGTCCTAAAACAACAACGCCGCCTTCAAGACCCGGCACAACATCACACTTGCGAATTGCTCCGGTGAATAAGTCTTTCCAATCTTCACTGGATAAACGTTTGCCAGCCCATTCCATTGACTGCGCTATTTCACCAAGCCTCTGCCAAAGCAGCTTATTTTGATCAGCTGATCTGCAGGGCTTTTTAAATGAGATGAGAGTGCCGGGCGGGGCTTTAGCAACCCACCCTTTGACTCTTTCTCTATCCACTTCATTGTTTAGCGGGATATAGTTTGGCATTGAAAGCCTCAGCCGAATGGTATGTCATCATCTAATTGGTCGCGCAGAGATCCGCGGGGCGCTGGCTTGGAAAATGATGCGTCTTTTTCTTTTGGCTCTTTGCATGAAAGCCAAATATTCCCTTCTTTATCTGGCAGGGGCAGTGCGTCTAATTTAATAGTCCAGCCTGCGCCGTCTCTTGATGGAAATTGTGATCCAACCTTTAGCCAATATGTTTTCCCGTCTTTGCCTGGACGCGGTGATAAAACATCAAATCTAGTTGTCATGCTGCCTCGCTGTAGCTCTTAAGGTTTTCAACTAACGCATCTACTTCATCATTGAATCGGTCTACTTCACCAGACAAATTGCTAATGAAAGCCTCGTCTCGCGTTATGCGTTTGACGAACAATGGTAAGCCCGGCCAATAGCAAGCAATGTCTAACCATTCGCGTTCGCATACCCACAAAAGCCCTTGGCATTGCGGCATATGCTGAGCAGGAAACACATCAGCTTGAATGATTGGGATAAGAACCGATGGCTTATGTGATTTAATTTCTAAAATGCCATCATTACTAAGAAGGGCGTCTGGGCTTGCGCCTTTACGGCCATTCTTTACAAATCCAACTATTATTGGATCGGCGTCGTATCTAAACGCATACATATTACGAGCGTCAGGCTCCATTTCATGCCCGCGCTGCATATCGGCGTTTGTGTAGCTTTCTGAAAATTTACCAGAATAAAGCTCATAGGCTTTTGTATAGACCATAGACTTGCGCGTTTCACTTTCTGCGCCGCCTTTGCCCTTCATCAGTAGGGTTTTAAACTCGCTTGCTGTTGGGATTCCTGCCCGATGGGTAAGCCACTCAGGCGTTCCTTGTTCGCAGTTAATGATCTCAATCATTACGCAGCTTCCTTTTTGTTTAATGAAGCGCGATGATCGTTGTAGGCTTTGACAAATCTCTTTCCTTCTTCAATGGAAAGATCGTCAATAATTTCCAGATTCTTGTTCTTGAAATCCTGTAGTTCTTTAGGCGTAGATGCAAAGTTTAATGCTTCTAAGAGCATCTTAAGTTCTACACTTTGAATATCACTTTCCCTTGGTGGTGGCGTTTCATTCATTTCATCTTCTGAATAAATAAAGCCATGTAGGCCAAGCAGCTTCAAAGCTACGCGATCCTTGGCGCGCTTTTCAGCCATTGCGTATGGGTAGCTATTTTTATTATTGCCGGGCGCAGCTTCGCCAATAGACCATTCTAAATGATCGCCTAATGCGCCGGTAACGCATATAGCTACGGTTTTGCTGGCGCTGTTATTTTCAATAATAGTTGGCGCATCAAACTTAATGCCAGCACGTGCAGCCATAAGCTCAACGTCTTTGTGATAAATTACCCAAGTGCCATGGCAATCCCAAAGGGCTGCGCGTGGATTGTCGTGATACTTTGCAAGAATATCGTTTATTCTCTTATCTAGTTGCTTAGCCATACGCTTTACTCCGTTGTCTTTGTAGCTTTGCTATCTGAATCCAGTTGATTGCTTCTCTTAAAAACCGATTGGCTGTTTGCTTGGAGTCAGTTTCTTCGTTTATCCATTGTGGTTGAAGAACACGCTCAAGCTTTCTGATTGCGTGAGCTTGGCGTCGGTTAAACGCCGCCATCTCAAGCGCGCTTTCATATTGAGATTTCATTCTGCTGCTTCTAATTCTTGTTCATCAGTGTTTTGGTAATAAGGAACGCCCATTTCCTTGTTGAAGGCTGCGACTGCGCGCTTTAGTCTTTCTGAGTATTCGTAAGGCAGATGAAAATTTATTGGCGCTGTAACGTCTGACTGTGATTTCACGCCAAACATTGATGAAAGCGTATCGGTGCCAATTGTGAGATAAACAGGCGCTTCGTAATGGATTGAAACAAACGTGCTGTTCATGCCGCGTCCTCCAAAGAGTCCCATTCAAGCGGTGTTTTTGAGCACCATTCGATAAAACGTTTAGCTGAGTAGTCGATCATGTGACCGTCGCGGATGCGCTCAATCAGTAAGTCGCAAATCTGGTCGCTTTCATCTTCAAACGATCCGTTTGAGGCGACATAAACTGCGCGAATGTCTGTGATTGTGCCGGAAGCAATATCTTCAAAGGCGTCATTTAATGAGTAACCTGGGCGGGTCTCAATAAAGTATTCTTGATCTTTCCAAGTGGTCAGAACAAAAACTGTTTCTGGAAGGGTCATTGCTGGCCCCTAAATAAGCCAGCTTGATGAGTGTTTTTAAAAAACACAGAAAACCAAGCACCCCAACCCTGATTAATTAGTGAAAATTCATCAGTTGGCGTCCAATCATTAATTGGGTCTGTGGCGCATTTTATTGCTATTGATGAAACAAAATGTTTGTTCATTGCTGGCCTCCAAAAACATAAGAACCGATGACAAAGATTGTGCCGACTAAAATGCTTGGTGCGGCAAACAGCAGGCAGGCTAATTGGATTTCTGTAAGCATTTGACTCTCCATCCGGCTGCGATCCGGCATAGAGGTATTATGCATAATGCATAGACTTATGCAACAATAAAATATGCAAAATGCAGAAATATTTATAACTATTTGATATTTTTATTTAAAATGGCGACCATCGGCCTATTACTAGCGCAACAAGCCTAACTTCAGTGTCATCTGCTTCACGCATGTGCCGATTAACTTTTACTTTAATGGGCAAAAAGTGGGCTAAGCTGGATCTAGGGCAAAAATGTATTTCTTTGCCGTGAATTTCTATTTGTTTAACAGATCGCTCAATTGCTGAATTTCGTACGCGCTCAATCACTACTCGGTCGCCTTCGGTTATATCGGCGCGAGCATCGAAATAAGGAACGCAAATAAGGAAATCACCGTCATATATACGGTCTAAATCCATAGATGCGCCGCGAACCTTGTATGCAAATTGCGGCAAATTCGACCATTTTCCAGGAACAGCCGGAATTTTAAGGCCATCAAGGCCGTCGTCTTCAAAATTCTCAAATTCCGTCCACGTCCCGGCCTGGGTCGTGCCTATTACTTTAACATTTTTAATGTCAATAGGTTCGCCAAGGTTTGCGGTAATTTGATCAGTTTTATTTAAAGAAAGAGAATTTTCTTCTCCAAATTGTAACCAAGCAGGTAACACCTTAAAAAATTTAGCATATCTGGCTATGTCAGCTGGTTTAATTCCCCTGTTTCCGTTTTCATGGCCTGCATAAGTGCCATAAGGCGCACCCATGGCGGCGGCGGCTTCTCGCGCGCTTTTATAGCCCTTTCGCTCCCTTGCCAGCCTAAGCCGGTGAGCAATGTCCATCGAAGAATCCACTTTCATATGCAACATTAAGCATAAATTATCTATGCAAGTCGCATTGACATTATCTCTGCAATATGCATAGATTGCGGTATGAAATCAGTTTCTCAAATCATTAATCAAGCTGGCGGCGCGCGCAAAATGGCAGAGGTCCTAAATCTGCCTTTGCCAACCGTTTATTCTTGGGGGTTTCGTCAGAAAATACCTGTAGAGCGCGTTTTAGAAATTGAGCGCGTTTTTAACATACCAAGACACGAAATTCGTCCAGATATTTATCCTCATCCAGAAAATGAGGATGCGGCATGACTTGTGCGCAACAATCAGAGCATCCTTTAACTCTATCTGAGCTCATGGCGATTGCATTGCGCGCTGTTAATGACCTCAACATTCGCTCTGACCGTTTCGCGGCTTACGCCGCCGCAGCCATTCAAACATCCGAATATACGCTCTCCGAAATTGAAGCCTCTGATTATCAGGCTGCTTCGATTGAGATGTTGCGTCGTCTGAAACACTGAGTTTCGCCCCCCAGGCGAGCCTGTCCCGCAAGGCAAGTGCGGGTGCTTTCCTCCCAAACTTTGCGGGGGCTTCGGTCCCTGCATTTTTTTGGAGTTTTGTTTCAACCAATCGGGCGGCGGCATTGCCAAGCGTCACGAATGGAAAATGTGAAGGGCAAGTTTTCATGCTCCTACAAAAGCATGAAACCGTTTGCTCCAAAAACAAAAAGAACTTGCTGGAGTCTGTAATGAGTAAAGCAGTTGAGGACGCCCAGAGATGGGTGAAGTTGATGGTCAATCGTGAGTCTACGGGACCAGGCGACAGAGTAAATGCGATGCGTCGGTTGAGTAGAAGGCATGGTGTCCCATACGGGACTTTATGGGGACTTCTTTATCGCCCACCGCAAGATTTGTTCGTCTCTGTCTATGAGAAATTAGAGAGGGCTTATCAAAGTGAAATCGACAAGGGTATCAATTCCCTGCGCCATGAAAAGGCAATCACAGAAGCAAAATCCTGGGTTGGTAAGAATCTCGTTAGCGCGGCTGATGCTTTGGCTGGTGAGAAAGATTGATGGGGGGCGTGATTGATCGCCCGATTCAAAGTTTCTCCGGCGAGTGAGCGAACTGCTGATGGCATTTTGTTCGCCAGCAAAAAAGAGATGAAGCGCTACCTTGATCTCAAGATGCTGGAGCGCGCCGGGGATATTTACGACTTACAATTACAGCCTGCTTTTAAAACATTCATCCAAGGAAAGTTGTTTTGCACTTACACTGCGGACTTTTCTTATTGGATTGATCACAAGCGCGTTCAAATCGTTGAGGACGTGAAATCTACAGGGACTGCAAAGGACGCTGCTTATCGGCTTCGCAAGAAGGCGGCTGAGCTTACTTATGGATTTAAAGTAACTGAGGTGTTGAAATGAATATGCATGCGTTTGAGTTAGTTGAGCATTACAAAGCTGTCCGGGCGCGTATGGGTTTAGTAAACCGACCCAATGTTGTTTCTTTACCGTCGCCAAAAGTCAGGAAAGTAAAAGTAAAAAAACAAAAACAAAAACCAAGAGATATTATACAATTAGACCCTTATTATAATGTTATTTCATTTCCGGCTAATCAGACGCCAGAAGAACTATTTAAAACCTATGAGGGCGAAACGCGCCTTCCTAAAATCAATGAGATCGTTTCTTACGTTTCTCAAATCTACGGCATCAGCCGGATAGATTTATTATCAGGCAGGCGCACTAAGGATCTAACCGAGCCTCGCCACGTTATCTTCTATTTATCCCGTCAATGCAGCCTTAAGTCATTGCCTGAAATAGGGCTGGCAATCGGCAAGCGGGATCACACCACAATCCTTCACGGCGTCAAAAAGATTCAAAAGATGATGCGCGCCGACACAGCTTTCCATCTCAAAGTTAATCAAATGCAGCGGGCTCTTACAGTTGAAAGCCTCGCTCATCGTTATTGGGGCGCTTAATGTTGCGCCTCTTGGATTTATTCAGTGGCATTGGCGGTTTTTCGCTCGGTCTTGAGCGTAGCGGCGCATTCAAGACCGTAGCGTTTTGCGAGATTGAGCCTTATTGCCAAAAAGTTTTAGCTAAACACTGGCCCCAGGTGCCTATCTACGATGACGTTAGAACAATCACCGCAGAGCGACTTACCGCAGATGGAATTACCGTTGATGCGATTTGCGGAGGCTTCCCATGTCAAGACATCAGTTGTGCAGGAAAACGCGCAGGGATTGAAGGCGAGCGCAGTGGCTTATGGTTTGAATACGCCAGAATTATTGGCGAGTTTCGACCACGATACGTCATCGTGGAGAACGTCTCAGCATTGCTTAGTAGAGGGCTTGACCAAGTTCTCGGAACGTTGGCCTCGTTCGGGTATGATGCTGAATGGCATTGCATACCAGCTTCAGCCATTGGCGCCCCTCACCGCAGAGATAGAGTCTGGATTGTGGCCTACCCCGACAGTCAATGGGAATTACAACAGGAAGGGGCTGTCAAAAACAAGCGGAGATGGTTTAGCGACAGCTGTAAAAATGTTTCCGACGCCTACTGCTGCAATGGCTCGGCATGGATGCAAAATAGAAAGCAAACGCATCAAGAGGAAGCAGGAGCAAGGCTGGACTATAGAATTGCACGATATGGCGACTTGCGGAATGTTGGACGCGACACCTGGGCAGTTGAACCCGATGTGGGTCGAGTGGCTAATGGGGTTCCCGCTAGGACACACAGACTTAAAGCTCTAGGCAATGCAGTTGTTCCACAAATTCCAGAATTAATAGGCCGCGCTATTGCGGCAAGAGAGGCCGCATGAGCAATCAATGGTTCCGATCATGGCATGGCGCCCCAACTGATCCAAAATGGCGATTGATAGCTAAAAAGGCTGAGGTGCCAACCAGCTTGGTTGTTTCCTTTATATGGGCGCTGATGGATCGAGCCTCTCAATCTGAGGATCGCGGATCGTTTGCTGGCGTCGATTTGGAGGTCCTTGCTGAGTATTTAGATTGTGATGAAACGCAATTGAAACGCATTGTAACGCAATGTAACGCACGTAACATCACTGTAACGGACAAGTTTGTTACATGGGAAAAAAGGCAGCCAAAACGCGAAGATGACACCTCAAATGACCGCGTTCGCGCTTATAGAGAAAGACAAAAAAACCAAAGACTTAATGATGATGTAACGCAATGTAACGCAGTGAAACGCACTGTAACGCTAGATAAGATAAGAGTAGATAAAGATATTATAGATACTAACGTATCTATAAATAATAGTGCTCAACAAAAGCCGTTATCAATTTTAACCGAATGCCTTTCAGCTGAAGTCGCTGCCGATTTAATCGCTCATCGCAGAGCTAAAAAATCTCCCCTTACCGCAGGCTCAGCAAAGGGGCTTGTCAAACAATTCCGCGAATACGGCGATCCAGAAGCCGCCGCGCAAGCCATGATGGCTAACGGCTGGACAGGATTCAAAGCCGAATGGATGCGCTCCGAAGCTAGGGCAGGGCCTAACAAGACGGAGAAAATGTCAGCCATTACGAAAGCCCTGTTAAATTTGGAAAACGCACATGGAAACGAAACGCAAGCAAGCGGCGCTTCTTCGGTTATTTACGAAATTCCCCGCCTCGTCGGCGTTGGGTGAGGGTGATCTGGCTGCGAAAGTTCATGCTTATTGCGAAACTTTGGAACCTTGTGCTGCATCGGATGTAGAACGCGCTTGTATAGAGCTAGGAAGGACGGACAGCGCATTCATTCCTAGTGCTGGCCAGGTATATACCTCTGCGCAAAATAACGCAGCCACGCGCGTCCGGCTTCGAAATGAGTCTATACCTCGTTTACCTCGTTACGAAATGCCGCAAGCCAAGCGCGAGGAAATGAAAATCCGATTTCAAGCGTTGCTTGATGAACTCAAAAGCGGCGTAAATTTTGATCCTGAGTATGGAAAATTGCAACCAGGTGAAAAGCCACGCGATCCGTATTTTTTTATTCGTGAGAGAGTTAAGCCGCCATCATGGCTTGAAAGATGGGAGCGCGAAAACGGACGCCCATATTATCCAGTTTTTTCCAGGCAAGCCGCAGAATAGGGATGCAAATGCTGATGACCTTAGAGCCAGACACGATGTGGCATCCCTTAAATGGGATTGTCCAGGTAGAAGCACCTACAAAATGGTCGCGCGAAATCGTGGCTGGTCGATTGGTTGAAAGCTGCAAAGTAATTGCTTCAAGCTATTCGCCAATACGCAGCCCTAGTAATGGCTGGCCCGCTATATTGCGCGAATGGACTGACTTTGTTGGCCGTGGCGAAGACGGCGACAATATGCGCCAAGATGTATGGGACAGCTGGTCGCGTATTAGGCCCTTGTATGACTCAGAAACGCTTTCACGCGCGGAAGAGGCGGCACATTGGCCTTTGCATTACCTTCATGGCCAAGAGGGCATGTGTCGGGTTGTTATGGCTTGGGCTACGGCTAAGGCCGCTGGCAGAAAGATTGAAGCAACGTTTCGTCAAAGGGGATGGGCTGCATCAACAACTCGTAAAAGGCGATCTGAAGCGCTGGATAAAATAGCTACCGGCTTGAATGCTCGAAACGTAAAAATCCGCGAAGCCAAGGTAGGGGTAGACTAATGCCTTTCACTTGGTCTGAGGACGCAATCCAAGCGGCTTGGGATGCAACAACAGATTTAGTTAGTGAGGGCGATATTGTCGCAGCCTTAAATGCTGCGGCTAAGGCTGATGGATTGATTGAATCCGTAACACTGCAGGAACGGGAAAGATGCGCCAAGATTGTTGAGCAATGGCCAATAGAGACGCATTACATTGTTCAAAAGCAACGCCTTAAAGAACGCCGTCAAGCTATAGCTGCAGCTATTAGGGATAATAAAGATGGAAAGTAATCGATTTACCAGCTTAGTTTCTTGGCTACGCATATCTGCGGCGGGATCATTAGACCCGCATGTAGGTCAAGCCGCCGACGCTATTGAAGCGCAAGCAAAGCGGATTGTTGAACTAGAAGAGGCGCTGAACGATGCAGAGGGAGCGTTACGACACGCTTATATAATGGGATTTACGGAACGATACAGAGATGCTGCTGAAGCTATCCGTAAGGTATTGGGAGAGTATAAGTAAACATAATACGCTTTTGCGTTACTTGTATCTATTTAAGTAAAGGCGGTGAAACTTGGACAATTATGAAAGAGGTTGGCAAGCCGCCTTTAAGGCTATTGCGGATTATATCGAGTCCGAAATGTGCGTTGTTACGGCTGATATGATTAGGCGCATGAAGGACGAAAAATGGCGCTTTATTGATATTAGAAACGAATGGCTAGAGGACGAAGATCAATAGGCAGGGATAGATAGTAAAACCTCTGGGCTAGAGTCTAAGTTATTCACATCTCTAAAATTTGATATTTCATTATTGCCGTTGCGGTCTTGGCTCATGACAACTGTTTGGCCGGGCGTCCGCATCATCGAAATATATTCGTTTGAGTTGTAGCCGTTACCAAAACATTGCGTCTGAGGACCAACAGTAGTGCAGTCAATTCCTGCTAATGTTGGCGTTGCAATAAGTGTGAAAGCGAGTGCGTAAATTGTTTTCATGCACACACACAGCCATCCTTTTAAACAGAAGTAAAGTCTATTTTTCTTGACATTGTAGCGCAAATAGCGCATTTTAACGTGCAAATCAGTTAATATGCGAGATATCCGTCTTGCTTTACAAGCTCCTTGGCTAACGCCTTGGGGCTTTTTTGTTTTGCTGTTTCGAGTGGCCCCGACTTATCCCCTTGGCTCTCCTGCTGACCCTAGAGTTGTGTGGCTACTCGAATCCTTTTCTGAATCACAATCAATCACTTAAACTAATCAGGAGCTAATCAAATGGCTGGTGATCGCGGTAAGCCATCTTCAAAAGGCAATGGCACAAACAAAGAGTTCATGGGTCGTGGCAAAAGCACGAACAACGGCATGGGCGCTCCTAAAGTTTCTGGCGCAATGAAAAAGGGCGACACACGTTCTAAAACACGTATGGCTCCGATTAAACCTCAAAAGGGTTGCTAACTTATCCACAAGCTAAGTGTAAGTTATTAGGTGGTAAGTTTTGTCTATAAAAAGTGAATGGCCCGCAGATAAGGTTGAGCGGCGCAGTATTGCTTCGTTAATTCCTTATGCAAGAAATGCCCGCACTCATTCTCCTGACCAAGTAGATCAAATAGCATCTTCAATCCGTGAATGGGGTTGGACTGTTCCTGTCTTGGTTGATGAGGAAGGCGGGTTAATTGCGGGTCATGGCCGTGTAATGGCGGCTAAGAAGCTAGGTCTTAAAGACATTCCCGTAATGGTTGCGGGTGGTTGGTCTGAGGCTCAAAAGCGCGCTTATGTGCTGGCTGACAATAAGCTGGCTATGAATGCAGGTTGGGATAACGAGCTATTACGGATTGAGTTAGAGGGCTTAAAAGAGCTTGATTTTAACTTAGACCTAACGGGCTTTGGCCTTGATGAATTAGCGACGATCTTGGCTGATAAAACGGATGGGCTTACGAATCCTGATGAGGTTCCAGAGCCGCCAGCTGATCCAATTAGCGCTTTGGGCGATGTATGGATATTAGGCAAGCACAGGCTTGTTTGCGGTGATTGCACCACTGTTGAATCGGTAGATAAGGCGCTAAATGGCGTTAAGCCGCATTTGATGGTGACTGACCCGCCTTATGGGGTCGAATACGACGCTGAATGGCGCGACAAGGCTCTTGGCGGCAAAGCTGGTGGTCGAGCAACTGGCGTAGTTAAAAACGACGACAAAGCCGACTGGCGAGAAGCCTGGGCATTGTTTCCCGGCGACGTTGCCTACGTTTGGACTAGCGGCAAATTTGTCCCGGAAAGTATTCTTTCGTTAGAGGCTGTTGGTTTAGAGCGTAGATGTTTAATCGTCTGGGCTAAAAGCCATTTTGCTATTGGACGCGGTGATTACCATTCTCAAGAAGAAGAATGTTGGTATGCCGTTCGCAAGGGCAAGGCGGGCCACTATGACGGTGGCCGCAAGCAATCAACGCTTTGGCAGATAGACAAGCCGCAAAAGTCTGAAACGGGCCATTCAACACAAAAGCCCGTCGAATGCATGAAGCGCCCTATAGAAAACAATAGCAGTCCTGGTCAGGCTGTATATGAGCCATTTAGTGGATCCGGCACAACGATTATAGCAGCTGAAATGACGGGTCGCTGTTGCCATGCCATTGAATTGAATCCGGCTTATGTTGATGTGGCTATTGAGCGCTGGCAGAATTTCACCGGCCAAGAAGCAACATTAGAGTCAACAGGCCAAGCATTTAACGAGTTAAGGTCAGAGCGACAAAAATGAGCGAGCCAAATTTAGGTGGTCGCCCTGCATATGTGCCAACTGAAGAGCAGCGCAAAATGGTTGAGGCTATGGCCAGTGTGGGCATAACTCAGCTGCAAATATCTCAAGTCATGGGTATTAGCGACGTTACATTGCGCAAGCACTTTAGGGAAGAATTAGACACAGCTGAGGTTAAGGCTAACGCCAAGGTAGCTGGAAACTTATTTAGGCAAGCTACCAAAGATGACCCGCGTTCTATCCCTGCGGCAATCTTTTGGACTAAAACGCGATTGGGTTGGAAAGACTCAACCAAGCTAGAGCATACTGGCGAGAATGGTCAGCCTGTTAAGCTGGAAGTAAGCTGGTTGCCTGACGAATAATGCGTCAAGTTATTCAGTATAAAGCGCGTCCTCAGTTTAAAGGATTTCACAAGCGCAAAGAGCGGTGGGCTTGCGTTGTAGCGCATCGGCGGGCTGGTAAGTCTGTCGCATGCATTAACGAGCTTATTCGCAAGGCGATTGAATGCCCTTTAGAGCGCCCGCGCTTTGCCTATATAGCGCCATTACTAAAGCAAGCTAAGGAAATCGCTTGGGATTATCTTAAGCATTACAGCGCGCCGTTAAAGGCGGTTGGCGCAACATATAATGAAAGTGAGCTTAGGATTGATCTACCAAATGGTTCTAGAGTGCGAATATACGGGGCTGACAACCCAGATAGTTTGCGCGGAATCTATCTAGACGGCGTAGTTATTGATGAGCCCGCTCAGATACGCCCTTCACTCTGGAATGAGGTTGTTCGCCCGGCTTTATCAGATCGCGCTGGTTGGGCTGTTTTTATTGGAACACCAGCCGGAAAGAATGAATTTTGGGAAATATCGGAGCGGGCGCAAACCTCGCCGGATTGGTTCTATTTAAATCTCAAGGCCAGTGAAACGGGGCTGATTGCGGATGAGGAACTTCGGGACGCCCGGTCGCAAATGGGTGAAGACCGCTTCCTCCAAGAATATGAATGCAGCTTTGAAGCAGCTATCCAAGGCGCGTATTACGCAGATGCGCTTAAAAGACTCCGCGATGAAAAGCGTATTTCGCGCGTTCCTTATGAGCGTGGCGTTGCGGTCAATACAGCTTGGGATTTGGGCGTTAGCGACTCGACAGCGATTTGGTTCATCCAAACGGTAGGTCGGGAAGTTCGCATCATAGATTATTTTGAAGGCTCAGGCGTTGGGCTTGATGAATATGCCAAAGTCTTAAAGGACAAAGGCTTTGTGTATGGGAGCCATTACCTACCGCACGATATAGCGGTGAGAGAGCTCAGCACCGGCAAGAGTCGGTTAGAAACGCTGCGCAATCTTGGTCTAAGCGACATTGTTGTGGTTCCCGCCCATAACGTAAACGATGGGATCAACGCGGTTCGGCGCATGCTTGATCGTTGTTGGTTTAATGAAGAAACGACCAAACGCGGAATGGAATGCCTTTGGCAATACCGACGCGATTGGGATGACCGGGGCAAGACCTGGCGTAATAACCCGCTGCATGATTGGACAAGTCATGGGGCTGATGCGCTTAGAACATTTGCTGCTGGTTGGTCAGAACCCGAAATCAAAGAACGCAAAGATAGATGGGGCGATTACGGTCGCTCTGATGCTTCTTCTAGCTCATGGATGACAGCTTAATGCTTGGTGAGGACGAAAACAGCACTTTTGAGGATTCCTCGAAAGCTGAATCGCCAGAGGGCAAAGGCAGTGCGTCTCGATTAGACCGCGAGGCGATGTTTCGCCGTTTCAAGCGCTGGTTTCTAATTGATAAGCGCCATTCTGATGATTGGCGTAAGTCAGCTGAAAATGAGTTTGATTATGTTGCAGGGCGTCAATGGTCCGCTGAGGACATGGCGAAGCTGCGTGAGCAAATGCGCCCTATTGTGGCCTTTAACCGCATAGCGCCTGTTATTAGCGCGGTAAGCGGGACAGAGGTAACGAATAGGCAAGAGGTTCGTTATTTACCGCGTCAGCCCGGCGATAGCTTGCCTGATGAAATGCTAACGGCCACGGCTAAGTGGTTTCGTGATGAATGCAATGGCGAAGATGAAGAGTCTGACGCTTTTTTTGATACGCTTGTTTGCGGCATGGGCTGGACAGAAACCCGTATGGATTTCGAGTCTGACCGTGATGGCGCGCCATTGCTTGAGCGTTGTGACCCATTGGAAATGTATTGGGACTCAGCTGCTACTAAAAGAAACATAGAGGACGCCCGCCGTGTATGGCGCGTAAAGAAAGTCCCGCTTGATGAAGCCAAGGCTCTAGTGGGAGATTACGATGTTGATGATGACGATTTTAACGCTAAGTGGGCTGCTTTTGATGATAAGGGCAATCCAGATGAAACCCGCCAAGAGGCGCGTTTTTATCGCCCGTCGAAATACGATCAAAACGACACGGACGACGGATTAATCACGCTCGTTGAATGTCAGTGGTTTGAGCGGGAAACGATCCATGCTGTAGCTACGCCAGAGGGCGTTCAGTTCTTTGATGACGACCAATACAGCACAATGATTGAGCGTTTGGAGGAATTAGGGGGACAGATTCCTCAATCCGCTAAGCAAACCCGGCGCAAATATTACCGCGCTTGGATTGGGTCAAAAGTCCTTGCTGAGCCAGAGGAGTCTCCTTACGGGGATCACTTTAGCTATAACGCAATGACGGGCTATAGAGACCGTAACAAAGGCACGTTCTACGGCCTTGTTCGCTCGATGATGGACCCGCAATCCTGGGCGAATAAATGGCTTAGCCAAACAATGCATATTCTTAACACAAGCGCCAAAGGCGGTGCATTGGTTGAGAAGGGCGCGTTTGATGATGAGCGTGAGGCTGAGAAGAATTGGGCTAAGCCGGAAAACTTTATTTATATGAAGCAAGGCGCTTTAAGCTCGCCTAACGGTCCAAAGATTAGCCCAAAGCCTCAAGCTGCATTGCCCCAAGGCTATCCCGATTTAATGCAGTTTGCATTGCAAAGCATTAGAGACGCTTCCGGCGTTAATCTTGAATTGCTTGGCCTTAAGGAAACAGAGCAAGCGGGCGTATTAGAAGCGCAGCGCAAGAAACAAGCCATGGCTGTATTGGCCGTCTTGTTTGATAGTTTGCGCCGCTACCGTAAGACGCAAGGCAAGCTCCTTTTGTGGTTGATCCAGAACTATGTGTCTGATGGCCGGTTGGTTCGCATTACTGGTGAAATGGGCGCTCAGCAATATATCCCATTTATCCGTCAGCCAGATTACGTTGAATATGACGTTATCGTTGATGACGCGCCAAGCAGCCCGCAGCAAAGGGAAATCACCTGGGCTGTGTTTATGCAAATGCTGCCAGTGATGAAGGATCAGCTTACGCCGGAATTATGGGCGTCAATGCTTGAATATAGCCCACTGCCAGCAAGCGCTACGCAAAAACTTAAGCAAGCTATGCAGCAAAGCCAGATGCAAAAGCAGCAAGCAGAGGGTCAGCAACAGCAACTTATGATGGCTGGCGCTCAAGCTAAGATTCAAGAGACTCAAAGTAAGAGCGTTCTCAATCAGGCTAAAGCTGGCAGGGAAACAATCGTCGCCCATCGTGACGCAATTCATACTCAGCGTGAGGCAAATGCGCCTCAGTTTGTAATACAGCCAAATCCGCTACCGACTGAAGGTTTGGTTTAAGTAACGCCGCCGGGGGCGAAATCCCGGCTGCGCTAACCCCGCGATAGAGGGCAATTTATGTCAGATGTAGAAACGTTTACACAAGCAGAACGCGCATATTTCGATAGCCGTGGTGAAAAGCCTATTCCTGGTTCGGAGTCGGAGCCAGAGGCAAGCGAAGAGATTGTAGCCGCAGATGATGCGGTTGAGGATGTAGCTGAGGTTGACGACGAAGGCGATGAAGAGCCTGATGAGCAACCAGAGCTAAAGGCTGATGAAGAAAAGCCAAAGCGTAAGGATTCGCGGATTCCACTAAGGAAGCTGCAAGAGTCCGAAAATCAACGCCGTGAGCTTGAAAAGCAATTAAGCGAGTTTCGTGAGAAATGGGCGCGAGGCGAAGAACGCTTGCGCATGATTGCGGAGTCGCAACAGGTTCAACAACAGCCAAAAGCTGTAGAGCCGCCCGATCCATCAGTTGACCCAATTGGCGCAATTGAATGGCAGAAACAGCAAACTGAGCAAATTCGCCAGTTTCAAGAACAACAGATACGCCAGCAGCAAGAGCAGGCGGTCATTGCTCAGATTGATAATAACTACAAGGAAGCATGGGGTAAGTTTGCTTCTAATACGCCTGATGCGATGGATGCCTATAATCATTTCGTAAATAGCGTAAGCGCTATCTTAGATTTGCAGGGTATCCCTCAAGACCGCATCAACCAAATGGTTGAGCAAGAAGAGCGCAAGATCGCTTATCAGGCCATGCAGCGAGGTATTAGCCCCGCTGAAGTGATTTACGAAAAGTCTAAGGCAATGGGCTATCAGCCAAAAGCTGCAGCGCCTGTTGAAAATGAGACAGCTAAGAAGGCTAATGAGGATGTTGCGCGCAGGCAAAAAGCTGCGAGTGCATCTAAGTCGCTTTCTAATGCTGGCGGCAATCGTGCGAATGCAATGCCTTCAATGGAAGAGCTCGCAAATATGTCTGAGGACGATTTTGCTGAGTTTCGTAACAAGGTAGGCGAAAAGCAATTTCGCAAGCTAATGGGCGAATAGCCCAAAGGAATGAGCATCAATGGCGAATAAGAAAATCAGTGAGCTTACTGCAGGTAATGCGGTAGCAGCTACTGACATATTCCCGGCGGTAGAAACGGCCAACTCAGGTCCCGTTAAGAAAACCGCTGAGCAAATTCGCCAATATGTTGTGGGCTCTGGTGTCGTTACCGTCGCAAGTGGAAAATCCTTTAACGTCAACAATAGCCTGACGTTTAATGGAACGGACAATACAACTTTTGTGTTTCCTTCCACGGATGGAACGGTAGCGACACTTAATTATCCTAATGTGTTTACAGCGGCGCAGACATTTGGCGTAGCTGGAACCACAAGCGGCAATATTACATTAGCTAGTGGTTCAAGCTCCTATACGACATCATTCGTTGCGGGCAATCCAACAGCTAATGTGACCTATAATTTGCCGCCTAGCGATGGCGCTAGTGGCAGCGCATTAGTTACTAACGGATCTGGAACATTATCTTGGTATGGCAGTTTTGCTAAGACCACAAATAATCTTTCTGATTTAAATTCTGCCTCAACTGCTAGAACGAATTTAGGTTTAGGAACCGCTGCTACTTATAATATTAGCAATAGTGGCGCTAATGTTCCTTTACTGAATGCTTCTAATATCTTTAGTGACCAAACATATTTTACCGGGCCAACTTCATCCATAAATCTTGGATCTAATGGCGGTAATAATGGCGTAGCTATATTATATGGTTCAACATCAGGCTCTGTTACGATTAAAGCTGCTGCTGCAGCTGGCACGGGGACGATATTTCAGCTTCCCGCCTCAAATGGCACTAATGGTTATGTTCTTTCAACTGATGGTCTTGGTGCATTAACTTGGGTGGCCAATGGCGGTGGCGGTGGTTCTACGCCGGGCGGCTCAGATAAGAATATTCAGTTTAATGATACTGGCACAATGGCCGGTAGCGTATCATTTACATTTGATAAAACGACTTACACAGCAACAGTTGGTAAAACATCAACGACAACAGGCAAGTTAGCTTTTGCTAACGCCTCAAGCGCGTTTTTAACGACTTTGCAGGCTGGAAATGCAACAGCAGCTGTAACCTATACGTTACCGACTGATGCTCCTGCATCAAATGGATATGCGCTGACCTCCACAACTGCTGGCGTTCTTTCTTGGTCAGCTGTTCCAACAGGAACAATTAGCACCGGCACCATTGGTCAGATCACGTATTACAGCGGAACAAACACGCTAGCTGGCACAACGACAGGCACAGGCGTTGTAACAGCATTAGGGAACAATACAAACGTTGCTGGAGGCGTTGTTGTTCCTGCGGCTACTCTTACAGCAAATGCTCTTGTTGTAGGTGGAGGCTCTGGAACCGGGCCTTCAACTGTAACAACTGGCACGGGCGTCGTTACTGCGCTTGGTGTTAATACTGGCTCTGCTGGAGCTTTTGTTGTTAATGGCGGCGCATTAGGAACGCCGTCAAGTGGAACGCTGACAAACGCTACAGGCTTACCGCTTACGACGGGTGTTACTGGAACCTTGCCAGTTGCAAACGGCGGCACTGGCGTAACCACTAGCACCGGCTCCGGCAGTAATGTTTTAGCTACCAGCCCGACGCTTGTAACGCCTATCCTTGGAACCCCCACAAGCGGAACGCTGACAAATTGCACCGGCTTACCAGCAGCAGGTGTTACAGGTTTAGCTACATCAGCGACGACTGATACAACAAATGCTTCTAATATTAGTTCTGGAACATTAGCCTCCGCTAGAGGCGGCACTGGCGTCAACAATGGTTCTTCGACAATTACCATTGGCGGCAGCGTTACAATGTCTGGCGCCTATACATTTACAGGCACATTAACCGCTAACACATCTATAACATTTCCAACAAGCGGAACGCTTGGTTATTTAAATATTCCGCAAGTTACAAAGTCAGGCGCTTATACACCAACTGATACAAGCGATGTCGGCAAGCATATCTCAATCACAACTGGCGGCGTGACGGTCAATGCGTCGATATACAGCGCTGGTGATGTATTTACGATTTATAATAACTCTGGCTCTAACCAAACAATAACGGCAGGTACAAACGTAACATTCCGTCTTGCTGGAACTGCTACGACGGGCAATAGAACGCTTGCTCAATATGGCGTTGCTACATTGCTCTGCGTAACTGGCGGCGCTACGCCAACATTTGTCGTATCCGGCGGCGGAGTAACCTAATGTCCGGCATTATGGCAATGCTGCTTAACAGCGGCGGCGCATCTTCATACTCAGTTGTTGAAACATTTACCGCGTCAGGTAACTGGATTGCTCCTACAGGTGTGTCTACTGTAAACTATGCAGTTGTTGCTGGTGGTGGTGCAGGTTGCTTTTATGTAGCAACCGGCGGTGGCGGTGCCGGTGGGTATGTTACAGGCACAACATCTGTATCAGCAGGAACGAGCTATACAATAACTGTTGGCGGCGGTGGGCCATCTTTTTCATCAGGAGCAATTACACAAGGTAACGGTAGTAATTCTGCATTTTCAACAATAGCTACTGCTTATGGTGGTGGTGCAGGTTCCGCGCAAACAGCGTCTCCTAGTCAAAATGGACAACCAGGAGGATCTGGCGGTGGAGCCGGTTGGAGCGGGACAGGAGGGACAGCCTCTCCATCAGGCCAAGGTAACGATGGAGGCACTGCTTCAACAACCTACGGTGGTGGTGGTGGTGGTGGTGCTGGTGCGGCAGGAGGCAACGGATCTAATGCTTCGGCAGGTGCCGGTGGTGTAGGATTAAATACATTCTCTGGTTACAGCGGTTATCTTGCAGGCGGCGGCGGTGGCGGCGCATATGCTGCAGTAGGAACAACAGCTGGAAGTGGTGGATCTGGTGGTGGAGGAAATGGTGCAGGCCCCGGCACAGCTAATGGATCTTCTGGTGCAGCAAATACGGGCGGTGGTGGAGGTGGCGCTGGATCACAATCTGGTGCTTGGGGTGTGGGCGGTTCTGGCGGATCAGGTATAGTAATACTTAAATATACCGTTAATTCTGGGTCTCTTGTCCCATTCAGATCTTCAACTACAGTAACAATTCCAACTGGCTGCACATCTATTGATTATCTTGTTGTGGCTGGCGGCGGTGGTGGTGGTGGTCAGTATTACTCAGGTGGTGGCGGTGCAGGTGGGTATAAAACTGGCACAGCAGTTGCCGTCACAGCAGGTAATACACTTACAATAACTATTGGTGCTGGTGGTTCTGGAGGTTCTGGAACAGGCGTTGTCGGAAGCAACGGTTCTAATACAACGCTTTCTGGTAGTGGGCCTTTTACAACTATCACTTCTACAGGCGGCGGTGGCGGCGCTTCATATAACAGTTCTACAACAGGCTCTAACGGTGGCTCTGGTGGAGGTAATTCCGGCTATAATACTGGAACAGCTGGTCAAGCATCACCTTCAGGGCAAGGAAGTAACGGCGGTTCTGGCGGAACATATGGCGGCGGCGGTGGCGGCGGCGCTGGCGGCACTGGTAGCAATGGCACATCAACAAACGGCGGCAACGGTGGTTCAGGTTCTTCATATGGGGGTAATCCATATGCAGGCGGGGGCGGCGGCGCGGCTTACAGCGGAACTACAGTAGGAAGTGGCGGTTCTGGTGTAGGTGGTTCTGGCGGGTCGTATGCTGTAAATCCTACGGCAGGAACAGCAAATACTGGCGGCGGAGGCGGCGGTGCTTCAGGCTATACGCCTCCTACACCTCCAGCAAACTCCGACAAAGGAGCTGGGGGCGGTTCTGGCATCGTAATCATAAAGTTTAACTAATGAAAAAAATCTACAAACTATTTGGCATAGACACAGCAATGTATCTCCTTCGCCCAGGAGCAAAATGGGAAATATGTAACGGTGAATTTACTCGTTGGGAAGATGAACGCCCTTGCCCAACAATGGAAGAAGTCTATGAAACTATTGATAAAATAAAGAAATTTGAAGATAGCATAAACACTATCTACACCGCCAAGCAGCTTGAAGAAATGGGCGTTAAAGAAGCTGAATTAGAAAAGGCTCTTGCTTGAATATAGAAACATTATTCCCTACTCCTGTAGGGTTTTTTAAGTTTGACGAAGGTTTAACAGAAGCGGAAAAACAATTTTTACTTGAACAGCCACAACGACCTAATGACGGAAATACAAGTAGCGTTGATAAATATCTTTTAAAACAAAATAAATTAAACAATCTCACAACATTTATTGAGAAATGCGCTCACGAATATTTTATGGCTACTGTATGCCCAAAGAACGACGTTAGATTACGCATCACTCAGTCTTGGTTAAACTGGACTGCACCTAGTCAATATCATCATAAACACGCACATCCTAATTCACTTATCTCTGGATGTTTTTATGTGAACGCAAATAAAGACACCGATAAGATTTACTTTTATCGGGATGGATATCAGCAAATCAAATTCCCCCCGGCTGAATGGAATATGTTTAATTCAGAAAGCTGGTGGTTTTCTGTTGGAACTGGTGACTTAATATTTTTCCCTTCTCACCTAACTCATATGGTGGAGCCTGTAGGCGGTGAAGATACAAGAATTAGCCTCGCATTTAATATGTTCCCTGTTGGACATATTGGCGACGAAGATGCATTAACCGCACTTTATCTAGGTAAATAGCAATGGCGCATTTTGCAGAACTGGACAACAATGATGTTGTTCTTCGCGTGATAGTTGTATCAAACAACGATACATCAGACGGACAAACAGGCGAAGAAATTGAAAGCATAGGAATTGCATTTTGCCAGAGGTTGTTTGGCGGTAACTGGGTTCAAACAAGTTACAACGGCAAATTCCGCAAACGCTATGCTGGGATTGGTTACACATATGACCGTCAATATGACGCTTTCATCCCGCCAAAGCCTTATCCATCGTGGATATTAAACACGACAACTTTGGATTGGGAGGCTCCTGTTCCTTATCCAAATGATGGCAAGGTTTATACTTGGGATGAAGCAACACAGTCTTGGGTTCTAGTAGAGCCGCAGCCAACATCTCCCGCACAATAAGGTTTCGCTATGATCGAAGAACTTGTTGCCCGTTCATTTGCGTTGCGGGATTCGGTTCATTTAGCGCATTGGGCGACTAAATCATTCGCTGAGCATATGGCTTTAGGCGAATTTTATGATGAGATTATAGAACACATAGATTCCACGATTGAGGTATATCAAGGCTGCTATGGGCTGCTTAAGGAAGTAAAGCCTTTAGCTTATAGCAAAGATGATATATTAAACCAGATTGTTGATGAGGCTAATTGGATTGCTGAAAACCGCGATGCAATAGCTAAAAACAACCAAGTTATAGAAAACCAGCTTGACGAACTTGGAGCGTTCTACGCGAGCACTGCTTACAAGCTGAAGTTTCTATCATAAGCGCGACTAACGCTTAATTTAGTCTGCGGGTGGCTTTCGATATAAGCCGGTAAGAAACGCCTTAGTTTTCTGCGGGATTTCGCACGATACGCGACAAACGTCTGAGCCTATTGCGGACGATAAACTACCCGGCTGCGCATGTTTCCGGCGTCACAGGGGCAATCACCGAAACTTTGACAACTTAAAGGAGCAGCCACAATGGCTACGACAAGCTATGGCGTAAATGACGCCCTCGCGGTCAAGCTCTGGTCGAAGGAACTCGCGGTTGAAGCTCTTAAAAAGACTTACTTTGCCAATTTCGTTGGCACTGGCGCGGGCTCCCTTATCCAGCAGCGGACCGAAACTTCTAAAGGCCCTGGTGACAAGGTTACCTATGGTCTCCGCATGCAAGCTTCCGGCGACGGTGTGCTTGGCGATGGTGTATTAGAAGGCAACGAAGAGTCGCTCACGACTTATTCGGATGCTGTTCTAATTGACCAGCTTCGTCATGCTCACGTTACGGGCGGTCGCGTTTCTGAGCAGCGCGTTCCTTTCGATCTTCGTCAGGAATGTAAAGATTCGCTGTCGGATTGGTGGGCTAACCGCCTCGACTTTGCTTTCGCTAACCAGATTACCGGCAATACGGGCGTTTCTGATACGCGCTATTCCGGCAACCAGGCTACGATTGCGCCGACCAACATCGTTTATGCGAACTCTTCGCGTAACACGGAAAATCTTATCAACTCATCTGACACGTTTACGCTGTCAATGATTGATAAGGCAGTTGAGAAAGCTAGAACGCTCTCTCCGATGGTTCGTCCTCTGAAAATCAATGGCCGTGACTACTATGTTGCGTTCCTGCACGATTATCAGGTTACGGATCTTCGCACGAACACCAGCACGGGCCAGTGGCTCGACATTCAGAAAGCCGTCTTGACGGGTGGCCAGATTGAAGAAAACCCAATCTTCACTGGTGCGCTTGGCGAATACAATGGCGTTCTGTTGTATCGCTGGAATCGTCTGCCTGTTGCTCCATCATCTTCGGCTGCTGGTGCTGGCAACGTTCGTCGCGCTGTTCTCTGCGGTGCGCAGGCTGCAATGCTTGCGTTCGGTCAGGAGAATGGACCTAGCAAATTCACCTGGGTTGAGAAGCTTTTTGACTATGACAATCGTTTCGGCGTTGCAGCTGGCACGATTTTCGGCCTCAAAAAGACCGTCTTCAATTCGGCGGACTTTGCCACGGTCCTTATGCCCACCTACGCAGTTTCACACTAAGAAGGAGGGCTAGACAATGGCTACAGGAACAGCGGGCTCAAGCGCTCGTGACGTCAAAATGCCTGTCACTCAAACGCTTGCTTTTCAGCTTGCGTATAACACGACAGGTGCATCATCTGGTGTGCAGATTGGCACCATTCCAGCTAACGCAATTATCCTGCGTTGGGTGGCTCGTGTCACCACGGCGTTTAACGCAGGCACCACAAATCCAATAACGGTTGGCATTACTGCAACCGGCGCGGAAATCGCGGCTTCGGCTTCGATTACGTCCGGCACTGCAGGCAACTACACGGGCGCTCCGGCTGCTTCGGGTGGTTGGGCCAAGATGTCAGCGGATCAGGCTGTTTATTGCTCATACATTCCGACAGGAACGGCTGCTTCTGCAGGCGCTGCTGTCATTATCGTTGAGTATATGACGACCGACAACGCTAACGCTTAACTATAGGAGGCGGGGGAGAAATCCCCCGCATCACTTATGAGCATTCACGCTCTGCTTTGGCTAGAATTTTCACGAGAGCAATTAAGGGACGAAGATGGCAGGAACGCTGGCCGACATGAAGGCAAGGGTAGCGGACGAACTGTCTCGCTCAGACCTGACCTCGCAAATAGCGTTAGCGATAAACGACGCAATAACGCATTACCAACGAAAAAGATTCTATTTCAACGAGACGGGTCCGAACGGCTACACGTTTCTGACGGTTCCCAATCAGGAGACCTATGCAGCCCGCAACCCGATGATAAGCCAAAACGCGGACGGCCTCGTTCTCGACGGTGAATCTGGATATTTGATGCTTGAGCTAACAGGCTCAGAATATGAATATCCTATTCCAGTATTCTATGACGTTGACGATGTCTTTGTGACCGTTGGCGTCAATAACTTTCGCGTAAAGCGAATTGATCCGACCATTTATCGCATTAATCAAATGCCTAATTTTAAGGGTCAGCCTTATAATTATATGTATAGTAATCAAACGTTTTCTTTCTCGCCTATTCCTAACGCTATTTATCCGATGCAAGTTGTTGGTCATCTTCAATTAGATGCGCCACTGGATGATACGGAAACAAATAACCCTTGGATGATTGATGCAGAGCGGCTTATCCGCAACTGCGCCAAACGCATCCTTTGTCAAGAAGTCATAATGGATGCGGATTCAACAGCAGCATATTTAGCAGCTGAAAATGAAGCCTTAGATAGCTTGGCGGCGACAACAGACAATATGATTAGAACGGGTTATATTCAGCCGGTGGATTTCTGACATGGCAGAAATTCCATTTGGGCCATATGAGCCAGATATTCATAGCGTTGGAACCGCAAAGTCCAGCTATGTTAAAAATGTCGTTCCTTTGCCTGACGGTTATGGGCCTCTTGGTTCTGTTTTGCCTTTTACAGAGGCCATGTCTGGTTATTGCCGGGGTGTTACTGGAACGGTTCAATCGGATGGTTCATCTGCTATATTTGGCGGTAATGACACTAAGTTATACAAGCTAAATGGCACAACCCGCGTATGGGATGATGTGACAAGAACATCGGGCGGTAATTACAATTTGACCGCAAGAGAGATGTGGGACTTTTGCCAATTTGGCAACCAGCTGATTGCAACTACAAATAACAATAATCCACAACTTTACACACTTGGTTCTTCATCCAATTTTGCTGATTTAACCGGATCACCTCCGCAAGCAAGAAGATGCGCTGTTGTTGGCGACTTTGTTGTTTTATCATCTTTGACGGCAAATCCTAACCGTGTTCATTGGTCAGGGTTTAATGATGTAACATCATGGACGCCTGGAACTAATCAGTCTGATTATCAAGAGTTCCCAGACGGAGGTTTTGTTCAAGGCGTATCTGGTGGCGAATTTGGGATTATATTCCAAGAGCGCGCTATTCGCCGAATGATCTATACAGGCCCGCCAAACATATTTGAGTTTCAGCGTATATCGGACAACAAAGGCTGTTTGATGCGCTATTCAATTTGCAAAAGCGGCAGCATGACGTTTTTCATGTCTACGGATGGCTTTTATAAAATTGATTTATCAGGCCAGATTACGCCTATTGGCGCTAATCGCATAAATCTAACTATGTTGGCTGATGTAGATACAACGGATCACAGAAACATTGTTGGAGCAACAGATCCAAACAATACACGTGTTTTGTGGTTTTATAAAAGTTATTCAAGCGCGGTAGCTAATACTTTAAACAAAGTTTTGATTTACGATTGGTCACTAGATCGGTTTTCATATGGTGAAATTAACACCATAGCCGCTACGCCAATGTTACAGCTATCATCAACCCTCGATGGGTTAGATAGTCTTGTTTATAATAGCTCGACTGTAACTTTAACGATTGCTTCGCCTTGCGTTGTAACTTGGGCTTCCCATGGCATTCCTAACGGATATGGCGTTCAAATTACAACAACTGGCACATTGCCAACAGGGCTAACGGCTGGAACAACTTATTATGTTATTAATGCCACGACTAATACTTTCCAGCTATCAGCCACAAAAGGCGGCTCAGCAATAAACACAAGCGGATCGCAATCAGGGACGCATACCGCTAAGCAATTAGATGGCTTGGATAGACTGCCCTTCTCGCTGGATAACTATGATTATAATTATCTGCAGCAGTTAGGCGTTGTCTCAAGCGCTGGACAAATGGGTTATTTAAATGGCCCTTATCTGGAGGCTATCCTTGATACGCCAGAAGGCGCGATAGGAAACGGCGTTAGGACATTTGTGCAAAACGTCGCGCCTGTTGGAGATTCATCCTCTGCGGTGTTTTCGGTAAGATCGCGGGATCGTCTAATTGACACCATAACGACAGGTTCAGAGTCGTCGATTGGCGTTAGGGGTTATGCGGCGGTTAGGGCAAACGCTCGATATAATACAGTTCGGGCAAGAATCCCTGCAGGAAGCAGCTGGTCGTATATTCGCTCAGTAGATGTAACGGCTAAGCCAAGCGGACTGCGGTAATGCTGTCTACGCTTCCGACGCCAGAAGATAAAAACATACAAAGAATAGTAGAGGCCATTCGTCAGCTTTCTCAAGGGCGCTCAAACGCTACTGGAACATTTACGCTAACAGCTGGCGCGACGACTACAACGGTGAGTCAGCCTTACTGCGCAGATTCTGCTTATGTTTTCTTTACTCCGACAACAGCAAACGCGGCTGCGGCAATATCGACGACATATGTGTCAAGCGTTGGGAATAAAACATTTACTGTAACGCATGCAAATAACGCCCAAACTGATCGCACGTTTGGCTACATAGCTATAGGATAAAATAAAATGAGCTATTCGCTTCTGCCATCGTTTCAAACGACTAGCACGAGCTCAAACTCGTCAACAAACCCATACGCTCCCGCTATTCCACTTCTCAATACGGGCGCAACAGGTGCAATTGACGCATATAATAACTCTAATTCATTGCCGACAATTGCGGCGATGGACCCCAATGTCACAGCTGGTCAAAATGCTTTGTTGGGAATTGCCGGTCAGGGCGCAACCAGCAACGCAGCTGCTGCAGGCATAAATGGCTTACAGGGTATATTAGGCAACGGCGGCATTGGCGCTCCCATGCAATATGGCATGGATATGCTTAAGCAAAATGCCAGTTATTTGACGCCATACGCTAACGGCTCAATGCTTCAAAACAATCCTATGTTAGATGCAATTATTGCTAAAACTAACGCCGATACAATGGATTCTTTAAATGCCAGCTACGGTAAGGCTGGTCGTTATGGTTCTGCTGCTTGGGGTGGAAATGCCGCCCGTCAGCTAGGCGCAAATGAAAATAACCTTCGATATACTGATTACGGCAATCAGGTTCAAAATCAGTTTAACGCAATTAATGGTTTAAATGGCATAGGAACTGGCGTAGCAGGCATAGGCCAGCAAGGCATCAATAACGTCATGAATGGTGGCAATGCACTAGCGAGTTATTATAATCCGCTTACAGCCGACGCTAACACGCAGTCCAGTGTAGGCGGTCAGCGCATGGATTACGCTCAGTCCGTTATTGACGCTAATCGCAATACGCCATGGCAAAATGTTCAAAATCTTATAGGCGCTGGTCAAGGCATTGGCAGCATGGGTGGAACAAGTAGTTCTAACTCAACATCAAGCAGCTTTGGTCAGCAGCCAGTTCAAAACACAAACCCAAGCACAGGCCAAATGATTGCAGGCGGCTTGCTTGGTGGAATTGGATCGCTTGCTAACTTTGGCAAGGCTGGCGGTTTTAAATCACTTTTTAGCCTAGCTTAAGCGGGGACATAAATGGCAATCCTTGATGATTTCCAAAACGGAATAGGAAACCTCTACGGCGCTGGTGGGCCTGGAGATCCGCTTATTGCATTGGGCATGGGACTTTTATCTCGTAGAGGCACAGGCCCTGCGCTTGCTCAAGGATTCCAAAACGTCCAGGCTAATCAATTATTGCAACAGCAAAAGCAATTAAGAGATGCGCAAATAGCTAAAGCCGCTAAGCCAACTTACAGCATGTTCACTGACGCTTCTGGCACACAGCGGTTTTACGATCCTAGCAATCCTGCAGCTGGAAGTCAGGCAATACCGGGTCAATCAGAAACTAATCCGGGTCATTGGGGCAAGACGCCTGCAGGAGTGGATGCTTGGTATGATTCCAAAGGAACGCCGCATTCTGTTGGAACGCCTCAGACAACAATTCAAATGCCTGAGCAAAAAGGCGAAACAAAGTTTGCTGAAGAAGCTGGCAAAAGCGTTGCTGGTCGTTTCTCAGATTTATCCAAAGAAGGCGACACAGCCAGAATGGATATGGGATTAATTTCGCAGTTGCATGATTTAGGCGGCGATGTAGGAACCGGCCTTTCTGCTGCGGCTAGAGGTAAACTAGCAGAATACGGTATCAAGCTAGGCGATAATGTTGGCAAGATAGAAGCATATAATTCTATCGTTGATAAAATGACGCCTTCGCAACGTGTTCCTGGTTCTGGCTCATCTTCTGATTTGGACATTAAAATGTTTAAGTCAGCTTTGCCTAACCTAATACGGACGCCAGAAGGTAATTCTATCATTGAGTCCACATTGGCGGGTCTTGCGCAGTTTAAATTAGATCGCGCAGCAATTGCTGAAAAAGCTTTAACGGGTGAAATCTCTCAAAAGGATGCAATTACTCAATTGAGAGATATGCCTAATCCATTCCAGAAATTTAAAGAATTACAAAAAGGTCAGTTTGCGCCAATTCCAGTTGGCGGCTCTACGATCATTGACGGCGTTGGAATTAAAAGGAAGAACTAATGCCAACTTTCGAGATCAAAGGTAAAGATGGTTCTGTCTACGAAATAGATGCGCCTGATGAAAGAAAAGCCTTTGATGCGTTTAGCAAGCTAAATATAGCTGCGCCAGAAGCTAAAACGGAGTCTGCGCCAGCTAATCAGCCTTCGCAAAGCAAAGAAAGTTCTTCTGATCAAATTTCAAGAGCCATTTTAGGCGGGATTCCATTTTCCGACAGAGCTATGGCAGGCATGCAAACCTTTCATGACTATCTTGCTGGCTCTGGGAAGGATTACGCTGGAAACCTTGCAGATGTAAAAAAAGCTAATCAACAATTTCAGCAAGAGCACCCTTATGGCGCTTTTGCAGGCTCTTTACTTGGTAGCGCTGTTCTTCCTGTTGGAGCGATTGGCGCTGCTACAAAAGGCGCTGGTCTTTTAGCTAAGGCTGGCTATGGCGCAGCGGCTGGCGCGGGAATTGGTGCGGTTCAAGGAGCTTCTGAATCTCCCGATCTGACAAGCCCGGTTGATACAGCAAAGCATGTTGCTATCGGTGGCGCTTCTGGTGGCTTGCTTGGTGGCACATTGCCTTTAGCTGCTAGGGGAGTTGGACAAATCTATTCTGGCGCAAGAGGCATGCTGAGTAGGGGGCCGCAAGGAATAAGCAAAGACGCTGCTAAGCATATTATTCCAGCAATTGAAGCTGATGAAATATCAAATATCCGTGGCGAGGCTGGTCGTTTAGGCGATCAAGCTATGTTGGCTGATCTTGGGCCTTCGTTGCTTGGTAAGTTGCAAGGCGCAGCGTTAAACAGTGAAAGCGGTAGAACAACTGCACAAAACGCTTTAACAACTAGAAATCAAGCTGCCAATCAGCGGATTCAAAGTGACGTTGATAGAGCTTTTGGCCCTGCGGAAGATCCTTGGCAGGCCACAAGAAATATTGAAAATCATCGGTCAACGGTTGACAGCACAAATTATCCAAATGCCTTGGATAATGCTCCTCCCGTAAACACTGGAGATTTGCTTAATACAATAAATAGAATGATTGACCGTAGTGAGGGCAATCAAAGAAGAGCTCTTGAGCATACGCGCGAAATGCTAACCGTCCCAGGAAATAATGGGATGAGAGTTGTAAAAGACAACGCTCATAATTTGCATGCTATTAAACAAGAATTAGATAACGTCATACAGTATGATCAGCCAGGTTTAGGAGTTCCAGCTGGTGCGCTTAATCGTCAGCAAGGCACATTAAGATTGCTGCGTGGCCAGTTAAACAATATTTTAGAAACTCAAGTGCCTGGATACGCGGAGGCTAACAGAGCTTCGTCATCTTTAGCTAGTCGCCAAGAGGCAGTTCAAAGGGGAACTCAGGCTTTAGACTCTGGCAAGACAGCAATGACCCCAGAGCGCTTAAACCAAGAATACGCCACTATGGAGCCCGGCGAACGCGCAGCTTTTGCTAAAGGCACAAGAGGCGAAATAGATCGTATCCTTGATACGCGCGCAAATGACGTTGTGGCTGGTAAGAATGTCATTAAAGGCGAGGGCGATTGGAATCGTGACCGCCTAGCGACAATCTTTGGTCAAGAGCCAACAGATAATGTGATTAACTCGATAGATCGTGAGATTAAATTCCGCGATACGCATAATAAGGTTGTAGAAAACTCTCAAACTGCACAGCGTCAAGCTGCTGCAAGAGCTATGAAGCCAGAGCCATCATCAGAAACGCCTATGATTAATCCTAACATGACGCTTTCTGGCCTTGCTGGCACGACAGGCAAAAAATTGGTTCAGTGGATTGCGGATTCTATCAAGCGCGATCCGACAGACTCTTATGGTGAAATTGCGCGCGTATTAACTACGCAAGGTTATGACCGCGATCAAAATCTCAGAGCTTTGATTGATTATATGGTCCGCAAAAGTCAGATGGATGCACAAAGCGGAAATGTTGGTCAAGCTGGAGCTATTGGTCTAGGAACTCTATCAAACGCTGCTTCTTCTGATCAGCAACGGCGTCTCGCCGGTCAATAACCCAACATAAGTAAAACACGATTGCGAGTCCGATAGCGCAAAACGCTATTCCAGCAATAAATCCAAAATAACCAAACACCCACATGATCACGTGTTTTTCGGCCCATAAAAAGGCCATCAACGCGGCTGAGCAAATAATGGCGGCTAACAAATGCCTCTCCTAAATCGTTCAATTCCCGCAGAAGGCTACGGCCTACTAAATGCTATTGCCGGTCCAGAATCTGGGGGCAATTACGGGGTTATTTATGGTGGTCGGAAATTCAACGATTTCTCCCACCACCCGCACGTTAATATACCCATCGAAAGCGGTCCAAATAAAGGAAAAACCTCCTCAGCGGCAGGTAGGTATCAATTCCTAGGCGACACTTGGGATGATGTATCAAACCGCTATGGATTGCCCGATTTTAGCCCCGAAAACCAAGATTTAGGGGCCTGGGCGCTGGCTAATGAGGTTTACCGCACCAAAACGGGGGGTGACCTTACGGAGGCCCTAAGAGCCGGAAAACTGCAGGATGTGGCTAAGTCCCTTTCTGGAACCTGGACTAGCCTAGCCGGGGGAATTGAGCCCCAAGCGGCGGGAACTGGCCGGGGCCTTATGGCCAATTATCAAGCTGGCGTTGAGGGTAGGCCAGTTATGCCGGGAGCGGCCCCAATATTGGCCTCGAACTTTGATCAGCCTGAGTTTGCTTCTCAAGCAAATGCGCAGCCTACACAAATGGCTCAAGCGGATGAGGGTGATGTTCCAGAATATAATTCGGATGCACTCAAAGGGCTTTTAGCTGGATTAAATCAGCAAGAAGAACCTCAGCAAATTGAACCAATGAGATTTAATACGCCGGAAGCGCCAATGCCGCCGCGTCGGCCTGCAGGCTTAGCTTTCAAAATCACTTCAATCAAACCTAGAAGAATGGGACGCGCCTAATGTCCGTATATTCATGGGACTTAACAGCCGGTAATAACGCAACTTCGGATTCTAATATTGATTGGTCCGAAGGTCAGCTACCTTCTACCGTCAATAACTCCGCTAGAGCGATGATGGCTGCATTGAAAGCCATGATTAATGATCAGGGCGGCTATGCCTCATTAGGCGGTTCTGGAAACACATTTACTTTGTCTTTGTCGCAAACGATGTCGACAAAAGTTCCTTCTTTGATTGGTTTCTTTGCTACGCGCGGAAACACTGGCGCAGTAACAATGAATGTGGATAGCACTGGCGCTTATCCGCTTCGTGCATCTAGTGGAACGGATTTAGCAAGCGGTCAGCTTGTGAATGGCTCGTTTTATATTATCTCATGGAACTCATCTACGAGTGAATGGATAATCCTAAATGCGCCGCCTTTGCCATCTTATGCGACGATTTCATATGTAGATAGCAGCACTGTCTCTGTTACGGGAGACACGATGACCGGCGTTCTAAATATGAACTCCGCTAATAATCTTGGCTATTTAAAATGGTATAATGGCGCGACATTAAACGCATCATGGGGCGCAAGCTCTACCTATCCAATCTATTTCCAGAACTCAGCTGGAACAGCGATGTTCTACAGCGATACAAGCGGCAATGTTACGGCTGCAGGAAACGTTACTGGTTATTCTGATGAGCGTTTAAAAGTTAATATTAAAACCATAGAAGGCGCTCTTGAGACGGTTAAGAAAATGCGTGGTGTTACCTATACCCGCAGAGATTCCGGCTTAGATGGCGTCGGCGTTGTTGCTCAAGAGGTAAAAGATTTAGTCCCGCAAGTAGTTCAAGAAAATGGGTCAGGATTCTTAAGCGTTGCTTATGGGAACCTTGTTGGCCTGTTGATTGAAGCAATAAAAGACTTATCGGCCAAAGTCGAAGAGTTGGAGGCGCGCTAATGACCATTCCATCCAGCGGAACCATTAGTCTATTTCAGATCAATGGCGATAATTCGGATGGCTTTAGTCTAGGCACAAGCTTAAATGCATATCGCGGTCAAATCTATGACAAGAAAGACGGAACAGTAGGCGTCTTTTCTAGCGGTGCAATTAGTTTTTCTGACTTTTATGGAAAACGTCGCGTTGATGGAAATGCAACTGGTGTAAGTTATACAAGCGCAGGATCTAGTACTTATACAATTCCAGCTTATAAAACGATTACATTAGTTATTAAAGGAAGTGGCGGTGGTGGTGGTGGTGGCGCTGGAGGTTCCGCTAATACAAACTTTTGTAATGGTGGTGCTGGATCTCCTGGAAGTGATGGAAATACGTCATCATTTGGGAATGTAGGTAATTCATACAGAACAACAGCTGCTGGCGGCACTAAGGGTTTTGGCGGCGGATATTCTGGGGGTGGTCCTGCCCCAAATGGTGCAGCTGGTTCAGATGCTACAGGATATGATGGAACCCCATCTCGCGCGTCTGGTGGAGCAGCTGGAAGCGGTGGCGTTCCTGGTAGCGGCGGTTCTGGCGGCGGGGGTGGAAAAACAACAGCTACATTTACCAATCCTGTTTTAGGTGGAACTGGACCAACATCTGGATCAAGCGTTCCTTATGTTATAGGAGCCGGTGGTGCAGGTGGTGGATTAGGAACAGGTTTTAAATTTGACCCATATGGAGGATGTGTTGGTTCTCCTGGAAATAGTGGAGGCCCAGGTAGCGCTGGAAGTGATGGTTCGCTAACGATTACGTGGACCGGCACTTAAGTATGCACCCAGATCACTTTAATTTTATTATTAAAATATTACACATTGGAATGATCCTTATTTGTATGCAGTTTGTAATGCGTATTCTTAAAGCCGCGTATTACGAGTTCTGGCTACCATAGGCGCAGCAAGTAAAGCGCGCCGCAATCAATAGGACATTATGACTTTCAAACACCTTCGCATTGCGGGGGCGTTGGCGTTTGCGTTGATTGCTACGCCAGCCTCAGCATCTGTTGACCCATTTGCAGATTTCTTTGATGGCGTTTTTGGACAGCAGGAACAATCACAGCCCGTTCGCGTTCGCCATGGTCGTCACTATCGAAGCATTCCGGATGCATCAGGTGGCGTTTCAGCAATGATTGCCGATCACGTAAGCGCTCGTATTGGATCTGAGTGGGTCCCAACTGCTTTGCAAATTGCTCAAATTGAAAGTGGGGGTAGTTGCGGAGCAGTTAATCGCTCCGGCGCTACCGGCGTCTTTCAGGTCATTCATCCAGAGCGTTTTGGTGTTTCTCGCGCTGCTGCTCGAACTTGTAGCGGTGGCATTGCTGCTGGCGTTAGCCATATGGCGGCTTGCATAGCCAAAGGCGCTCATACGCACAGTCAAATGCTTCGTTGTCACAATAGCGGCTCACCATTTGGTCGAGTTGAAAGGGCTTATCGGAGATTAGTCTAATGATTAACTCGCGTAAGATTGAGGACCTTCATCCTTATGTAGCTAAGTTGTGTCGGGCATTCGTCGCCGCCTGTAAAAAGGAAGGCATAGATATTCTTATAACTTCTACTTGGCGCGATAATGAGTCTCAAAATGCCCTTTATGCGCAAGGTAGAACCAAGCCCGGCAAGATAGTCACAAACGCTAGGGGCGGTAGTTCATTTCATAATTACAAACTTGCATTTGACTTTGTCCCTATCGTGAATGGCAAAGCGCAATGGAATGACCTCGCTACATTTAAACGCGCTGGCGCTATAGGCGAAAGACTCGGTCTTGATTGGGCTGGCCGATGGGTTTCATTCAAGGAACTTGCACATTTGCAATGGACGGGCGGTTTATCACTAGCTCAGCTTCGCGCTGGCAAGAAGCCGGTAGAACCAAAATGATCAGAGAATTTATCCACTCAATACTAGCCCTTCTTGTGCTGGTTTGCATCCTTTTTGGCGCGGCGGTTTTAACAGGCTGCGCTGAGACGAAATACATTGTGGATTGCACGATGGTTCAGCCTCGCAATTGTAACTAGGAGATAAAAATGACAGCTATCCTTGCTAATTGGAAAACTTCGCTTCCTGGCTTTTTAGCTTTGGCTACGGTTCTTTGGAATGCTTGGCAAACTAAAACCGTATCTTGGGAAGACCTGCAAGCTGCGCTTGTTGGCGTTGGTTTGATTGCCGCCAAGGATTTTAATGTCCTAGGCGTTCCTCATAAATGATCACATTAATTCTGACACTTATCAGCGGGCTATTTACGCTCGCTGGTAAGGTTTTTGAATTTATGTATGCGCAAAAGCTGATTGATGCGGGAAAGACATCGCAACAATTAGACGATCTTAAAGGCCAAATAGATGCGGCACAGAAAGCAATCGCATTGCGTGAAAAAGCTCGCCGCGATGCTGAGCTTAATCCTTCTGGCGTCATGCAACCAGACGACTTTACAAGACCCGAAGATTAACACGTTAGCGTTTTGTGACGCAGCACAGCCTATTTACTGGTCTGTGAAGGATACTCCTAAGACTGTAGCGCAAATCAAACAACATAACGCTGTTGGCAGGCTTTGTGGTTGGGGGAAAAAGTGAGCAATCAACATCACGACATATCAGACGTTCTCAGCCATTTGTTTGAAACGACAAATGAAAAAGTAACCGCTGCAATTTCTGGAGCCGCGATCATTAGCCCTGCATTTAATTTAAAAGATACGTCGGAAACGGCGGCTTTATTTCTCCCAATCTTAGGTTGCCTTTGGCTTCTCTTCCAAATTGGACTTAAGACTTGGGAGATTATGCGCAAATGAGCGATAGCAGCTTAGGCAAAGATGATATTGAAAGAACAAGGTTAGCTTATCAAGCAACCGGGTCAATTAAAGGCGCTGCCAAGATGCTTGGTATAGCGCGCCGCACAATGCAGCACCGCATGAAATACGTCAGAGACGCAAATCCCCCTAAATTTACTGCGCCAGAAATTCCCTCAACATTACCAACAATTGAAGAGCTACTTGATCAGCGAACCGCGCAGGGAGACAGGTCTTTAGCATCAGAAAATGCTCGACATCTTATTCCGATAGATTTGCATGTTGATGGCCCATATGGATTGTGGGTATGGGGCGATCCACACCTAGACGACAATGGATGCAATCTAAGACTTTTGCGCGAGCATGTTGAGTTAGCAAGGCATCCCGCTATTTTCAGCTGCCAGATAGGCGATATTTGCAATTTCTGGCCCCGGATTGGCCGCTTAGCAGCATTATATGCGCAACAATCTACTACTATTCACGAAGCAATAATGCTTGCTGAATGGTTCTTATCTCAACATGAGCAATTGTTTGTTGTTTTAGGAAATCACGATTGTTGGCAGGGCAGTGGATTAGAAAATCCTCTTAACTGGATTATGCGTCACTCAGGAAGCGTAACAGAAGATCATGGTGTTAGATTAGCTTTAAAATCACCATGCGGCTCAGTTACAAGATTAATGGCTCGCCATACATTTAGAGGAAATTCGCAGTATAATATAAATCACGGCATGAGACGCGAGTTAGCGTTTGGTCATAGAGATCATGTCCTTGTTTCTGGACATTTGCATAGTGGCGGCGATCAAGGCGTTTGCCACGATGGCGATGGAATGGTCAGCCAGCTAGTTAGAGTCAGTGGCTACAAACAAGTAGATCATTACGCTAATCAACTTGGTTTTCCCCCGCAAAAAATACACCCCTCAGCATTGATTATTGTTGACCCGCGAGAGCCGGAAACAAGCCGCGCTAGAGCATGGTGTGCACCAACTGTTGAAATGGGCGTCAAGCTTTTAGATGCCGTAAGAGCCGATTACGAGTCCTCAAAAGAAAAGGCGAGTGATGAAAAGAGAGCAAGTAACAGAAGTCGTAAACAGCCATCCAGTAATATCAGAAATTCACGATGAGCTATTTGATAGCAGCATATCTTTAGCGGAAGCATACAACAAAGCCTGTATCGCAATTTATGAATTAAGCTCTCAAGTCTCAGAATTACAAGGCAACATATCTGCCGGATACATGCGTCACAATACATCTCATTTGAGATGGAAATCTAAAACAATTCCCAATCCTGTTGATGAAGGCGATGCCTGGGTAAAGGGGGCCTAACATGGCTGACGATGATTTTGAGTATGTAGAAGGCCCAAACGGAGAGATAATCATTAACCAGGATAAAATATCAGCGCGAACGATGGCGTATGTAACCTTAATGATTGAGACAACAAAGATAGTTGATCCCGACATTAAAGCTGAATCGTTAGAAATGCTGAAACGTTTAAGAATGTCTATGCCAGCCTATTCCGAAGCAACATTAGGCGTTGTTAAGGGCGGCAAATCCTAAAGCCGATTAAAGGCTTTTCACTTCCTTCACATTTTGGGTAGCCAAATGCAGTCAATCGACGTTGCGTCGTTTTGGCCGTTTTGGAGCTCGTCTAAAATTGCCCGGTTTGACTACAGGGCGATTGACGGGAGCCTTGCGCCAATTACGAGCGTTTTTTCATATGACAGCCAGACTCAGTCTATGTTGTATGACGACTACAACGCGGATTCTATTTGGCAGGATCGCTGGTTTTATAAACATAAAATCGGCTTTGGCGTGGCTGAATGGAGGGATGATTATCCCGCTAATGGGGTGGTTAAAACCCTGTTTGGCGACAAAAAGAAACTGGTCTTTTCGACTCCGATTGGTTGGGGAGACCAGATTCAAATAGGGGACTATGTTGCCAATACGGCAGTGGTCGACCCGCTTAAGTCTTGCCCGCCTCAGTTTGGCTCTTGTGTGCAATCAATTGTGTTCGAGGCGTTCCTGCCTTCGTTTCAATCTGCGGGGGTAATTTACCCCGATGTTTTGGTTTTTATGTATCAGCAGAAATGGGGGTCTAAGATCACGGGGGCGCGTTATTGGATGGCGCGCGGCATAGGCCCGATAGCGCTTCAATGGCATGGAGTAGGGCCTGACGGACAGATAATTGAGTCCTCCCGCCTAGATGGGGCTCTGAAGATATATTAGTCCTACAGGCATTGATGAATTAAACATTTCAGCTTTGCGACACTTTGCGACACATTTAGCCCTTTTTTACATTCACCAAATTTTCCTAACTTTAAAGATAACAAAGGGTTAGACTGTCGATGTTGCCATTGACAGGCGCTCATAACGGTCTGGTTGGGGGTTCGAGTCCCTCCCGGCCCACCATAATAAAATCA